ACATGGGGTATTTTTTGAGTCTTACCCGTTTGTGACGAACAAGACGAAAATATATCCTTACTTTTTTCAAATTGCTACTGCGTTCTGGCCAGGTGTTCAGCGTAGTAGTGGATTTGCATTGAGTGTTCTTTCTTAGTTTAACACAGGTGGGCTACATGTGAGCAGTTTGTGTTTAATTATTTAAGAGCGACTGCGATTACAGAGGCGCGAGTGGAAATTCTTCTGTAGTACCGGTTTTTGATACAATCTTTAACCGAGACTGTTCTGTCTTATTGTGTAGAGCTGGAGGAGGAACTGATTTGTTTACCCCCATTAATTGAGACGGTTGATAAAGCGGGAGAGCGTGTTGACATGGCGACTAACAGATATGATTCTTGGGATCACGATCAGGCGGTGAAAGCTGCCGTGAGGAAGTTTGTTTCATACGATCAGTTTGCCGCGCAGTTGAGAAGTTGGCGAGAGGCCAGGCTGAACATAATAGAGCATTCCACCAGTGTGTTAAGTCAGATATCTAATCTTGGGAAGACCCATTTTTATGGGCGAACGGAGAGATTTGGTGGTAGTTCTGTTGTTGGGGATAAACTCTACGTATGCTTGAACGAGGCGAGAATGAAGTCCATTGTGAGTAATATCATAGTGGCGTTGCAAACTGTGAGCGGTGAAGGTAGGGCGAGAAGACTGGGTCCAAGAGAGGCGACAGCGAATACAGGCGGGGAAGATAGCGCTCTGAATGTGGCACATCAACTTGCTGAGTTAGACGACCTGTTGACCGATGAAAGCTTTCTTAGGGAAGCCGTGTTCACCCAGGATAAGTATGAGCTTGTTAACGGTTTACGTTGGACAGGTGCATAGCAATTAACTGCCCGGCCTTTCTGGTTTGACGCGAAAGCTGCGATAAATGAGATTGATAATCGTATGATCGCTGCTTCCGTGTTAAGACTGTTACCCGGGCAATCCAACCATACTGATGACACCGTTTCTATTAACTATTCTCAGCTCGACAGGGCATTAAGCGTCGTAGGAGGAAATCTAGTACCCCAAACTTTGGAAGTGGCTCGTGTGGAAGGGCGTGGATCTGACCCCGAAACTCGTGTCGCTTCTGGAGAGCGTATTGTATTGAAACAGAAGGATGAACCGACTTCTGTGCAGATTCATGGGCATGGTTTATCTTGGTTGTTAGCCGCCATTTTTGCGCTTCTTTCCGTTATGTTAATATTGTTGGTAGCGCGCTTGGACGGTTGGTTCTACCGGCTCAGCGTTAACAGGGCGGGAAGGCCCGGGGGAGGAACCGCTGAGCGCTTGTCTTATATTTCTGGTTGGTTGAGGGGGAGACTGAGAGCAAGGGGGTCTTTGAACGTCATGAGAATGAAGAAAAAGAGAGATTTCGATCCGTCCCCATCTGGGTTCAGAAAGTTTCTGTCTAATTTTAACTTCTCTTACGATCTCTGGAATCCAACTGGTGATTACGATGATATGCAGCGGAGGATCATCGCTGAGCAGAATTCGTTCGTCGAGGCGGTCAGGGCTATAGACGAAGGAGATAGAACTTTAGCTGAAAGCTGCTATAGCAGTATTCTGAAGCTCACGATGAGGTATTTGAAATACAGGCCGGGGTATGTGGATATCATTGAGAATAAGGCAGTTTATCTTGTAACGATGCTGACAAATGCTATGGCTGCTCCCATAGAGGGAGTGAGCGAAAAGGAGCAGAGAGCGGTGGAGGCCGCGTTTAACCCGTCAGATCACATGTTACCTGATCTATTAAGCTGTACTTTGGAAGAATTGTTAAATTGCGATTTTTCTAAGATTGATCCCCGAGTTAGTATCGAAGATGAGGTCGGAAAGCACTACCTGACGTTGTGTAGGAACTTGAGATGTATGTGTACCACTGCAGGCACCCCGCAATTTCTGACCATGCTGAGTTGTTATACGGGCCCTCAATACCCGTGTGTGAACGAGGCGTGCGCGCTGGATCTAGCGGAAAGAAAAAAGAAGTTGGAGCTGAAAGACAAGGTGACAATGGGCGACGTCGTATCTTATGTGGTCGGTGGTCTGTTTGCTTGCCACGCTTTGGTGATGGTTACCAGAAGTGGTATCTCCTGCTTTAGGTACATAAGGAAATCTGTAGATGGAGGTGATGGCGGTGGCGGAGGTGGTCAATTAATCTCTGAGGTTGCGTCTGCTTCTGATGTTCAAGACAATGCTGCAGTCTGCGCAAGCAGTCCCGTGGTGGAAGAGCCGCCGGATGTCCCTGTGGTCGAGACTGCGGACTCATTTCGAGAAAGGTTGGACATACTTGGCGCGCTTCCTGAGTTGCCGGGCTCACAGGTTGAAACTGCTGAAGACATTACAGCGCTAATAAGGGGTTTGTATGAAAGTGATAATGATTTCGCCAACAGATTGAGTCCTGAAGAAGCGTTGTTCTTTGCCGCTCAAGAGGCTTTGGAGAAAGGTGCCGAAGGAAGAATCGCGGATATGATCCGAGATCCTTCCACAGCTTCCGTAGAGAAAATAGATCAAGCGTTGACGGAACGTGACGAAAGAGAAGATGATCAAGAGATGTCGTCTGAGGGTCTGGGTCGAGAGCCGCTTGTATCCATGCAGCTGCATGGTGAGAGCCTTATCGTCGTGAATGCCGACACCGACTCCCCATCTGTGATTAGAACTTCTTCATTGTCAAAGCGGCATCGCCGTTCCGGGTTAGAATACGGTTCGTTCTCTATGGAAAAGGTTATTCCTTACGAAGTCGAAGGTGAGAGTAGTTCTTTTGGAGCTCCCGCCAATTTGTTTCAATCGGCAGGCGCGGCGGCTGTCGGGTCTTCTTCTGCTGTAATGTCACAGGCTTCTAATCTGTCCTCTGGGAAAGAACTAATAAAAGCGTTGGGTGGGATGAAGACGGTGGGAAAGGTACCAGGTAAGTTGCCGATGCTACGGATGTAGTTCGGCTGGGAGTCTGCGTATTGGCAGATAAAAAAAAAAAAAAAAAAAAAAAAAAAAAAAAAAAAAAAAAAAAAAAAAAAAAAAAACGACTTCCTAGCTGTTTTTGAGACAATTCCAAAAAACTCATTATCCGGCTTATGGAAGGGTAGCCAGTGCTACCGCGATTTATAAACAATCGTTCGAGAGGGTGCAACTCCCCCCCCCTTGGAGGGTATCCAAGCCCA